GCCATGCGTGATCTGTCTGCCATCGAGGATCAGCTATAGCTTGCGCCAGGTCATTTTCGCTCATTTCCGGGGCTGCTACCACCGGGGCAGTTGGGATCCCTTCGTTAGTGTACCCTTGAATAAACTTTGTCATGGCATTGATCGTGTCGGCGCTGTTTAAGCTTATCGCCAGGGCTTCCCTTTCTGCCTGGTTAAGATTGGCCTTTGTTATGTGCCGCTCCAGGAACGATATTTTTTCCGAAGCCCTTTCGCCAAGTTTTTCCATTTCCTGGCTATAGTCGTAATCTATGGCTTCTTGGTTTTCTTGAGAGCTTTCCAAAACATTTCCGGCCAACTCTTCAAACGCTTTTTGAGAGATGCCATATTTTTTAGCCCACTCCTGGTAAGCCTGGACAGTCGGATCCTCCATATCAAGACCCCGATCAACCAGATCTTGAACCTCATAATCACCTTCCGGCGCTTTATGTTTGCCAGACTTAAACGCCTTTTCAAGTTCCGCGTAACTTTTTGCAAGTTTTTCAACATCAGGTCCGTCCTCGTCCCAAAACTTCTCTGGATAATAATCAGGCCGATCCATTGGCTCGGTATCAGCATCATTAAACGATGCGTCCTCTTGATCCTCTGTTGGCCGTATTTGTATTGGAGCCTCTTGTTGCTCCTGGGTTTCCGGCTCTGGCTGTAAGTTTACCAGGTTTTCAGTTGTTTCTGTTGGCACTGCTTGTTCAGACATTATTGCTCCTAATCACCCGCCTCTCGATCAGGCGAACCAACTCCGCCATGCCAGTTCTGACAAAGCCGTGACTTGGATCCTCGCCTGGATACCAGGACGGTTGCTCTATTGTTATCTGCCTCAGATGATGCAACACCTTTTGGCCTTCCTCAGATTTAAAAACCCTTCCATATAAAATATCCAGGTCGTCCGCCTTTGGCGGTTCCGCGAATGCTTGGCTTATTCCTTCCCATCCATCCGGTGCATTCATTGCAACGCCCCCGCAACAGTTTCATCTGTGGGCATTTGTTGCTGTTGTTCCATCATAGCTTGCTGCATTTGCTGCATCATCGCTTGCTGTTCCTCTGGTGTATTTAGAACCCTTTGGTCGATACTCATCTTTTCTGCAATAAACGCCAATGTTTCGGGAATGTTTACAACAGTCTGCCCCATCGGGCCAAGTGAGTTTGCAATTTGCATAAACTGGATAAGCTGATTTACTTCTTCCATTTTAGGCGCTTCGGCCAATGGCGACACCGGGGAAATCTTTAACTGAACACCATTTACCTTTAGGGGCATATCAATCAAGCCCTGCCGGTCTAAAACAAAAAGTATCCTGGCAACGAGCGGGTTCATAATTTCCGTCATTAAGCGGCCAAACGCAGACCCCAGGTTTGTAGCTAATTCGCGCTGCCTTTGAGCAATTTCCGTTGCGGATCTGGCCGACATTGTATCCGGCGGCAAAGTATCATCCATCAAAACTTTTTTGATGTTTACTCTTAGATCCTGGATAACAATTTGCGTTGTGTTAAAATCCCCGGCTTTAGGCAATGGGGCAAGTGAAGCGCCTTGCGGCCCGCCATTGCGGGCAACCGGGATAACAGCACCAGGCTGTATTTTTATATTCTGAGGATTTAACACGCCATCATCTGCCGCCAGGTAAACGCCAGATATAGACAAGCTTGCGTTTTTCAAAACAAGTTCGATTGTCTTGTTTAAAGTTTTAATGTCACTGATGCAGTCACACAAAGGCCCGCGTCCGTAAATTTCTCCGGCGGTTTTGCTAAACCTGGCAACAATAAATGGGCTAGATTGCATTTCTCGATAGACCAATTCCTGGCTTTTTTCCGGCCAAATGACATGGTAATGATATCGGCCTGTTTCCTGGTCAAAGATAACAGCATCGAAAAGATCTAACTCATCACCTGGCTTGCGCTCGATCCTGTCAGCCAGGTCCGGCGTAATCACAATGTCAGGAAATTCACGGCTAATAGCCTCGGCCTTGACCCGCATCTTACGATAAACGTTGTCAATGGTTCCGTTTGCGCCTTCCTCGATGGCCACCAGGTATTGCGGTATGGCCAGGAACCTAACCGGCGTTACCTCATCGCCAGGCGTAACCATCATAACGGCAGTACCTACGCATAGATCTAATAGAAATTCACCCATCGCCAGGTCAAAGCTTGTTTGGCGCAACTGGTCAAACATGATATCAATGTAGGCATCCAGGATCTTCTGCGCTCTTTCCCTGTCCTGGCGCGGGACTGCAACCCCTGGCTCCAGGCGACACCATTTTCGGTTTGGTGGGAACAGGCCAGACTGTAATCTGTTGGCAAATCGCTTGGTTGACGACATGGCAGTGCTGTCAAAAACCCTTTGCATCTTGCCTTTGCCTGGGACTTTGCCCTCATAGTATCCGTTGTATAAATTCCTTTGCGGTAAAGCGAATTCGTAGCAATCCTCATAGATTGAACGCCATTCATCTTTCCTTGCCTGGGCCTTTGCTTCCCGGCCGACAACCTCTTTGATCGAAAGTTTAGGCATTAGCTTTATTCCTCTTGCTTATCGATGCGGCCTTTGACCTGGCATCCGCTTTAGATGATGCACCCCAGGCGCGAAGCGAAAGCAGCAAGCGGGTGGGTTGGCCCTTTGCATCCCGCTCCGGCCCAGGGTTCCCCGCCATACGAGCCAGGAAGGATGCCCGGCGGGGGTTATCGCCTTTTTTTACCGGCGGCTTGAGGTTTGACCCTTTCCGCTTGTAATAGGCGCGTCCTTTTTCGTTTAATCCGCCTTTAGGATTTTGATGTGCTTTTTTTGTCATAATAGCCTCACGCTATATTTAGCAAAAGCTTGCGCGTCCTGGCCGTTTTTTCGCCCTTTTCGCGCTCAAATTTTTTGCGGCGGGCTTGTGCTTCTGCAATCTCTTCTTCCCTGGCAGCCTTTGCAGCGGCAGCCGCCTTTTCTTCGGCCGCTCTTTTTCTTTTATTTCTGCCCTTTCGCCGCTCAGACATTTCGGCAAGATGTTTTTTTGTCCGCTTTTGTCTTTCTGGCAACCTGGTAAAATAATCTTCGGTCTTTTCCATTTGGCCAAGATCCATCAGAACGTCATTCCTGGCTTTTCTTAAAGCGTTGCTAGCGAAAAGGATTGCCTTATTAGGCCGGGCTTTGGGGCGCAAACTTGTCGCCATTAGTCGCCCGCCCCTAATTTTGTTTGCCTGGCCGCCTCGGATCCTGGCCCCTCAAGTCTCGCGGGAGAAAACAAAAGTCGCAAACCGCCGGTTCTCATGCGCCTACGCCGCCGCTGAACGCCCTGCATTTCGCTTGTTTCTGCCGCTGTTGCACGTTCCTCTTGCCTGGCTTGCGCCTCAGTTACCTTTGGGTCAGTCGCGGGTTTTTTCTTGCCGCCGCCAAATAATCCGCTCATTTGCTAAACCTTACCAATCCAATGTAGTCGGCCCCCTCTGGGCCAAACTTTCTTAATTTACTTTCTACATCAAACCCTATGGCCTTGGCAAACCTTAAAGCCACCTCATTTTCCTCTTTTACATATATTTGCAGCCTTGTGATATCGTTATCCGAAACCGCTTGGTCAAAAAGTGTCCTGGCACCGACTAAAAGTGTCCTGGCGTGGGTTTCTAGCCCCTTACCTGGGACAAGCCAGGCTTCGGCAACGCCTTTCCATATTGGACGCAGCCCGAAACAGCAAACCACTTTGCCCTGGCCAATGCCCGCCCAACTCCAACCAAGTTCAGAATTTTCAAAAATGTAATCTAAATAGTGCGGAATTGTTTCGACATACTGTAATTCATGCTCCTGGAGTTCCAGTAATTCCAGGTGATTTATCGCAAGCGGGACAATTTGCTCATCCGGCCGCATTTTAAAAGTTGGTAGCTGTATAAGGCCCATTAAAAAATATCAAACTCCGTTTCTGCTGAGAAGCTTTTAGACTGAAAGCTATTGCTGTAAGATCCCCGGCGCAACCGGCGCTGTTCTCCGCCGCCAAGCATTAAATAGCCAAAAGCATCGCCACAGTGGGAATGATCGTTTTTTACCGGCGTATCTTTAAATCTTTCCTGACCCGCGCCCATGCTTTGCCGCTTAAAGAAATATCCACCGCTCAATGATTTCCGTAGGCGCAAGCATTTTTTGTCTACGATTAAGCCGGGTTTTCCACTAACCAACCTGGACATAGGGCTTGCCCCTGCTTCGCGCCGAACCTGGAATGCGTTGCTATCTGTTGGCTGCGCTTTAAATCCAAGCTGTCTAAGGTGATCGAAGGCCGTCACCTCATAGATTTCATCCCGCTTATTGCCCGCCGGATCCCCCCATACCAAAATATCATGCTTAGAATATCGCTCTGCGATGCGGCCTAACATTTCCTGGCCAAACCTTTCTAGGCCCATGTCAAAGGTTACAAGTTCATCACAGATCCGCCAGGCTCCGCCCGCTGTTCTCTGTCCAAATATGGCAGCCGGGGTTAATCCAAAGTCAACGCCGATCTGGATTGGATAATATGGATCCACCTCCACATCCCCGGACATTAGTTCATCGTCGTATTCCGGCCAAACCGGCCGACCTTCCTGGACGAAAGTGTAAAGTCCCTGCGCATAACAGCGGATCCAATCAAGATTTTTACCGCCTAGAAGCTGCTGATAATAGCCTGGCGGCAAATTGTTGCTGTTTTCTGCGCCCTGGTTGACCTTCCACCACTTAGATCCTGAGAAGATGTAGCCCTGGGCTTCGGGGTTTTCGGGCACTTCGCCAGGTTCAGCAAGTAAAACTCCGCCGGGCTGCCGGTAAAATGTCCAGGGAAACTTCCCGCCGATCTTATTTTTCTCAGCTAGATCATGCCACCAATGGTCATTGTCTGGCGGGTTCGTGTCCATCCAAATGCCGTACCAGGTCGGGGATCCATCCGCCTTGGTCGGATAACGGCCAACTCTGTGCGTCAGCCCATCGATAACCGCTTTGGGCAACTCTCTAGCCTCGTTGACCCATGCGCCGGTGAGTTCCAGTGATAGCAATTTGCGAACATCTTGCGGAGAAGATAAGGCCATAAAGATAATTTCGCAGTCAATTCCTGGAATATCTTCCCTGGTCGGGATTTTAATGTGGTGCGAAATGGGCGGCTGCCACCGCATACTGCCCCAAACATCCTCCGGGAACAGTTCTTGCCAGGTCTTAATCGTCGTTGTTCTAAGTTCCGGGTAAGTATTTCTGACAATAACAAACCTGGAATATCTTATTCCGTCCCTGGGGCTAGGCTTTTGGCGGACGGCTCTAAGCATTATTTCAGCCGCGCAGCCGTAAGACTTACCAGATCCAACTGGACCCATTATTCCCCTTACAAAGCTATCGTCGTGCAGAAACTTCCAAACAGTCGGGCTATTCTCAAAGTTTAAATCAAGACTTGGGATCTCGCTCATATTCGCCATTTAATCCTTTCCTGGCAATCATTGCATAGAAATCAGCGCCTTCGCTTACCAGGGCGGTGCGCTCGATCATTTCCAAGCAAGTCTCCAAGCCTTCAATTTTCTGCGGCTTTTTAACCGGCGGCGGCTTTTGGTCATAATCTGGCAGATAAACCAGGGCAAACGTGCCGCAATCCGGGCAAGTGAAATTGCTTTCAATTAAAAACCGGCTGCCCTCTTCGCAGTCGTGATCCCCGCCCCAGGTCATATCTCCATTACAGTGCCAACAAGGTAGTTTCATTTGCTATCCTCGTCACCTTCCTTAGATGGCCTTACATATTTTCTAAGCAAAGACGCGCTAAGAGTTCCTTCCTCACCTGGAGCCTCAAGACTTACTTTCAGATCATCCAGGTTTACACCCGCAGCTTTCGCCAGGTTTTCAAGTTTTGTTTTATTTCTCATCAATAACCTCCGCTTCTATGGTCGGCCCTTTCATGTTGATCCCAACAATAGAAGGCTTGTCGCTTTCTTTCTCAGCACTGTCCAAAAATCCCGCAGCCTTTGCTAAGATGCGCAGAACAGCCACCTTATCATGTAGCTCAACAGCAATCCGACCATCCGGCATTGGCGTTATCTTTTTAATAGCCCGCAATGCTTCGTCGGGAATATCCTTTTCATCCCGCATCGTGCCGTCCAGGTTCATAATGTCAGTGATCTTCGTTGTGCCCAAAGCAATCAGTTCAGTAGCAACCGCCTCTTTGTTTTGCTCAAGTGTCTCACTGGTCTTGATCCGGCGCTGCGCTATACGAACACCGCCGAACCGACCAATAGGGGTTTTCCTGGTTCTCGCCATGCTTAGAATGGGATCTCGTCATTTATACCAGAAACACCAGGCGCAGGGACATTGCCACCGCCACCCTTCTTGCCATCATCCTCAAACAAACTCAGCCACACCTCGCCTTGCTCATTCGGTAACGGCAAACTTTCAAGCTTTATGCTGATGCCCTTGCTGCTAGAAAAAGCAACACCATGACGCTGCCAAAAAGTCTTATCACCATCGCGGCTCTTCTTAGCCTGGACAACACTGAAACGTTTCTTCATTTCTCTTCCTTCCTAATAAATGAATGATCGTCGTTATGATATCGCACACTCCCAAGGTTTTTACCAGAAAATATTTATGTGGGGGTATGCACAGTATGCGGGCGGGGCGGGGGGCCAGGGGTGGCCGATCCGATTTGCGATTTTTGCCTGGATCCGCTCGATTTGCCCGATCTAAAACGATTATGGCGTATAATGCATATTATGTTAAATTTAATATGTAGCAATATCAAACACTTAACCTTTTTACTACACCTGTGATTGTATCGTTCACATCTGTTCTCACTGATTTGCCCAGTTGTTTGCTTACCGGCACTTGAAAGTATCCTATTCCCCTGGCGTAATCTCGGTGCTTTGAGACGCAATACTTGGCGTGGCTTTCCAGGATCTTGCCCCAATCGTCCAGGTTTAGGCCATCCTTGACCCATTTGGCAGCCACATCCATATCTCGCTCATTGATTACTCTGTTCGATCCCAAGCTTTCACCAACTCTTAAAAACATTACACAAATCTTTCTAGCATCTTCCCTTATATTGTTAATTGGTCTGTTATATGGTGTGTTATGTGCAACCCTATTGGTTTCACCCCCTGCAACCTCAGAAGTTGCACCCCCTGCAACCTGATTGGTTGACACGTTATTATTATCCTCAGACTTATCCACAGGCTTTTGCATCTCTTGTTCGACCTGGCTGCGGCGTTCTTCCAGGCTGATCCGTTCCCTTGCTGTTAAGTTTGCCAGGGCTTCTTCTTCTGTTTTTACATCTCCGAATATTACTTTGAGTGTGTTGGTTGTTTGGCCTTTGAACCTGTTTTTTGCATGGACGACATACTTTAATTTAATCAGCTTTCGGATCTGTTTGTTGATGGCTTGTCTGGATGTTCCCAGGTCTTTTGCCAAACGTGCCTGGCTGACGAATGTGCATCCGGCTTCATCGCAATAGCTGCACAATGCTGCTAATACAGAAAGCGCTGCGGTCCTGGTAACTTCTGGATCCGTTACAGCTTTGATTGGTATGATCGCAAACTTGCGTAAATCTTTATTCCTGGCGGTTACTGGTTTCATGTTGTTCCCATTCTATTTGTACCAAAACCAACGGATCACCATAGCGTTTGGTTGCGCGTAATTCATACACCTGTTTATCGTCATCGAAACACACCCCATTAATCGCGTCCAGGACGATCTTTGCAATGTTATCGATGTCGGGCATACCTGGCTTAACTACCCCTAACGTAGCAGCCTCTTTGCGCCTCTTAGACCATGATTTCGGTATCTCAAACTGTGCCAGGATATAAACCTTGCATGGCGCACTGATTGGATCGATCCCCAGGCTCACCATTTCATCACTCGCCCTGGCAGCAAGCGCGTGTTCGTATTTCTTTGTTTTGGCCGGAGTGTAAGCCCGCCCGGTCCTGGTAAACCTGGGACGGCCTTTGCCTATCGGCTGACCCTGCATCCAGAACATCAGCTTATTCATGTTTTTGCAGCCATTTCTCCAGGTCAATCTGTTCGTCAGCATCAACCAGGTTAATTTTTGGTAAGTTTAATTCCAGGTCAGGAATGTGCTGATCGATCAGATCCGACAACACCCTGGCACTGGTTTCACCGCGTCGATCCGCGTAAGTTTGCAGCCGATCCTTAATTTTTATTGGCAATCGTACATGAAAAGGTGCAAGGTTTTCAGATACTTGGCGTTTTTTTGGCATTTTTTTAACCTTTTTTACATAAACAGGGTTGACCCTAGTTGTGATATCTCTATATTACAAGGTGTGATTTGTTTTTTACTAGGAAGGAAAGATGGTCATGTCCCACCAAAACCACGAAAGTTTCAGCCCTGTTGATGGCTGCGAGGAATGTGAGTTCTTCGAGGAAATTTGTTACGAGTGCTACTTGGATGCGCTGCAAGATGAAAAAAGGAAATTCCCTTACGGACAAGAGGACGATCAGTGATGTATCAGATAGGACAAGAGGTCATTGGTTACTGGGGCGCGATGCACCCTTACAGCTACGGCAAGATTTCAGAGTGGAACCCTGAGCAGTCAATGAGGTTTGTAGTTCAGTGGGATGACGGTAGCGAGTATCACGGCAAAATGAGCGACATTGGTTGTGGCAATGTTGGATGCACTGGCATTGGAGTTTACTTCGCACAAAATGAGGGGGCGGCATAATGGACTTCGCTTTGCCCAGAGATGCTTTCCACGGTGGCCACTGCGGCGTTCAAGCCGTTGCGGTTGCGGCCGGGAAAACTTTGGCTGAGACTTTTGATCTGTTCCGGCAACACGCCGGTAATCGGGTCAAGCGCAAGCGGCGGTGGTCTGGCGGCACTCATTACTATGAGCGCAAAAAAGTTATGAACGCAATCGGCGTTGAGTTCGCGGTGCTGCCCAACGGAAACACTGAGGGCATGACTTTGCAGCGGTTCATGCGGGACGTTGCCAATCCTAATCACGTTTACATGGTTACTACTACTGGCCATGTTCAATTAGTGCGGGGTTCACAAGTGCTTGACCAGAGAGGCGTTCAAAAGATTGGCGACTTCTGGGGGCGGAGAAAGCGGATCAGTCAACCTGTGATGCGGATCCTTGCGGCGGAGGCTGCCGAAGCCTTTGACATCGCAGAAGCCCAAACTTTCGGCTTACCTTTGTTTGACCAAGAGGGAGTATAATCCATGACTTTAGAAGAAATGATGAAACACTTCAAAAATGAAAGCGTCCTGGAATTGTCTGCGGCCAGTGACCAAGACATTGATCGTCTTGTTGCTCACTTAGAAAAGAGCGGCCACGATAACTCTGATTATGCGCGGCGTCTTTACGATATGGGTTGTGAAGAAATGCGCTGCATCATGGCCGAGGCCAGATTAGAATTTGCTGAGTTTCTTTAGGAAGGAGAAATACAATGA